TGATGATCTTACCGATTTTTATGTGATGCAAGAATTGTATGATGCTATTAATGACCAACAATCTAAAAACAATTGAATCATGAAAGAAGTAGAATTGGGATTAATCATATCAATAGTCATAATGATTATCTGGCTATTGTTCGCCGGAAACATATCAATCAGCTTGAAGCCATTTAGCTTTCACCTTCCCTTTTGGCATAGATCGTTAGGCATATTCCTGGCGGTTGCAGGCTTTCTGATCTACAATATAGGAGAACATACGAAAGGATATTCTGACGGTTTGAAAAAAGGTGAAGAAATGACTTGGGAGGCTATAAACAAGGTAATTAAAGATAAAAAAGATCATGAAAAAGATAATGTTCAATGATCGGTTCGGTCTGACACAGTCCGTATTGAAAGGTCGAAAGACTATGACCAGAAGAATTATTCCTAATGTTTCGGGGATAAGAAAGTCTCCCTTTGTTAAAAGCGGGTGGGAAGATATTCACGGGTATGAGTTGAAGCCCAAATACCAAATAGGTGAAGTTGTTGCAATAGCGATGAGTTATGAATACATTTTCTATGATCTACAGTGTGGATTACCTGATGAATGCAGTATTGGCGCTGGATGGAAGAATAAAATGTTCGTGAAGGCTGAATATATGCCTTGCAAAATAAAAATAACCAATATTGTAGCAGAACAGTTACAGGACATTTCAGACGAAGATTGCTTGAAAGAAGGAATCTACAAGCTTTGTTCTGCAAACGGTAACGGCGGTATTTCATATTCCTTTGTCGGAGCAAGTAGCAACAAGCATATTGGTTTATACGCTTCCCCTCGTGAAGCTTTTGCCGTCCTCATAGACAAAATTTCCGGTAAGGGAACATGGGAACGTAATCCGTTCGTCTTTGTATATGAGTTTGAATTAACCAATTGAAGTAAAACTAAAAAGGGCTGAGTATGGTAACATTCAATAAACAATTATCAAAAAACATTCTTCTTGTCTGCGGGGAACTTAACAATTGGGGATATAAAGAAATAGAGGATAGCGAAGAGTATGACAGCATTCCTTTCCCTAAATGCTTCGAGCTAACATTTAAGTTCTATGATTGTGAGTTCACTGCTTACTTCAGTCAAAAGAACATTGAAAAAGACAACTTTGAACCGATATCTTTAGAAGGAGACGGAGATTTGTTCGACAGCTTTAATCAAAAGATGGAGGATGAAGAATTCAAGGACGATATAAAAGCGGCCTGTGAGAAAATTTGGAAAGAGAGTTTAGAATGGCTTTAATATAAAAATAAATGAGCTTTATGGAATTAAACGATAAAGTGCAAGTCATATTGACAGAAGAAGGTGCAAAAGTACTGAATGAAAATAATACGTTTCTGAAAATGAAATTCAAAAGTATCTATTTCAAAACAGATTATAAGTCAGGTGATACATATACCTGTCTCTTATGGCAATTATTTGAGCATTTCGGATGCTGCAATAATGCTGGCAGTGAACATGCATTCACGGGGCTTATTCCCTTTGTTGAAGATGAAAAATTAGAGTTTGATATTTCCAAGCCGGAGGGATGCCCTTATGAAACATCAACAGCATGTATACTTGCTGTTGGAGGCAGTTGTAGATATTGCAGTTACAATTTATAATTTAAAAATATAAGAAATGGACGACAAGAAAATCTATGAAGTAACCGTACATCGATGTATAGGTGTATTTGTTAAAGCAAACAGCAAGGAAGAAGCAAAAGCATTGGCCATCGAAGCGGGCGATAGTGATATCTACGAAGAGGACTGGGAGAATACCAATACGGAGGTGTATTATCAGCCAGAAGAGAAAGATATTGAGGAGATGGACGATGAAGATGTAGATAAAATTTTCGAAGAATAGATTAATCGGAAATCCCGATCAATCTTGATAGTAGTTGTTCGGAAATTCCGAACAACTGGAAATAGCTCAAATCACGAAAGATATGAACCATTCCGTTGACGCTAACGAAATGGTATAAAAGCAGCAAAGCCGAACGGCGGCTACCGAACGGCTCTGTAAACTCTCTCCTGCTTACGCAGATAGGCTATTAACACTACAAATGTAGTGCTTATTTTCTGATAAATAAAACAAAATATCATGGGTGCACTTCAGTTAGAATTTTCAAGTTATAATGTATCACAATTACAAAGCGAATATTTCCGCAATCTTCCGTCCTGCAATTTCATCCAGTTCGGTGTACTTTTTATCAACTTAAAAAAGAAAGGTAAACACTTTTCTCTCTATAGGAATTTGTTGGAGCATTTCTTGAACTATCAAGATACCATAGGTCATGCTTATAAAACGAATCAAATAGGACGGGAGGAAATAGACGGCTTTGTAGACTACCTGCATGTAGATAAAGGGCTGAAAATATCTACAATCAAAAGCATGATAACGAAACTTAAATATCTCTTGGGGAAAGCCTACTTGAACGGATGGGCTGTGGATGACTCTTATTCCGATGCCAAAGTACGCGAAAATGACTCCACTTTCATTTACTTGTCCGAAAAAGAGATAGCCCGTATCTATTATTATGATAATCTGACACCCAAGCAGGAGGAGATACGAGATATGTTTATAGTTGGATGTATGACTGGGCAACGATATTCTGATTATTCACGACTTTCTGCTGATAACATTAAAGGAGAAAATATCCATATCCTTCAGCAAAAGACCAAAAATAAAGCGGTCGTTCCCATGACCGAATATGTGCGTGAAATATTTGTCAAATATGGTGGACAAATGCCTAAAACCCGCTGTATCCAATATTTCAACAAAGCTATTAAGTATATATGCAAAAAAGTAGGACTCACAGAACAGATTGTATACGAGGAAGAGCAAGCGGATCAGATTGTAATGGTCCGTAAGCCTAAATACGAAATGATCAGTTCGCACACTGCTCGTAGAACTTTTGCGACAAATATGATCAAAAACAATATACCAAGCAATAAAATAATGAAATGCACAGGTCATAAAACATCAGCTTGTTTTGATCGATACGATCGTATGACACTGGAAGACAATGCGAGGGCACTGGCTGGTAATGGATATTTATCATAAAAAACAATTATAATATGTACGTAGAAAAAGACAAAAACGGTCAAATCATCATCCAGGACATATCGCCTGAAGATGCCAGTTATCTGGATGATTGCATCTGTTCCTATCTATCCGGTAAACCTTTAAATAGTCGTACGGATGCCGAACGGAGATTAGTATTCCTAAAGGTTGAACTTGAAAAGCTGTATTGATTATGGACTTAAAACAATATCGGCTAAATAGCTGGGAATGGTACAATCAATATAAAGAAAAATATGGCTCTGAGGCTTTCCATCAATATAAGGATAAAATATTCAAAATGTTGACAGATTTAAAACCTGGACGCTTATATGATCTTGACAACGTGGAATCCAAAGGTTCAAAAATATTTGTCATAACATATAACGTTGATGGCATTGAAAAGCAAGAGTCTAATCCGGATCTGTTCGTTAAGTTTTGCTGCATGTTTATCCTGTCATTCAAAGATTATGAATTTAGTGAGAACTTTGATAAAATAATGAGAAAATGAGTTGGAGAAAAGAAGAAATTCAATATTTGAAAGATAATGCCGGGAAGCAGTCTTTCAAAAATATCGCGACCCATTTAGGGAAAAGCGAAATGGCTGTCCAGTTATATGTCCATCGATATCGTATACCGGTTGCTGAACAGAAGGGACGAAACCTGGTACAGGAAATACTGACAATCAAGTTCGTTAATCCCGAATATTTCACCCCTACGAAAGCCTTCTATAAGGCAATTGGAATGAATCAAAAGCGCTGGTGGAATTTATATTTTGGAAAGGAACGAATGACTGAAGATGAATATTTCCGATTGATAGAACATTTCCAGGTAACTCTTAGAGAAGCATTCGACGCAAGGCAATTAAAACTATTTGAAGATAATGATTGAACAAAAGATAATAGATCAAATACTCGATGCCGTCAATATAGTTGATGTGATCAGCGAGTATGTGACGTTGAGCAAAAGAGGTGTCAATTATTGGGGCATCTGTCCGTTCCACACGGATCGTAGCCCCAGCATGTGTGTTAGTCCTGCCAAACAGATTTATAAATGTTTTGCCTGTGGAGAAGCAGGGAATGTCATTACTTTTCTGCAAAAGCATGAAAACATGTCTTACCCGGAAGCTATCAGGAGTCTGGGAAAGCGTTGTCACATAGAGGTCCCTGATCGGGAGCTTACTCCGGAAGAACAACAGAAAGTATCAGTAAAAGAATCGCTACTGATCGCACTGTCGGCTGCATCGGAAAAATTCACCGGTTATCTGACCGCCAACGACGAAGCAAAATCTTATCTCCTTTCCCGCGGATGGAATGCCGGAGAAGATCAAACACTCGAACTCTTCCATGTAGGCTTTGCTCCAGACACTTGGCGTACACTGATCGACGACATGAAACGCTCCGCTTTCAGCTCCGACACCCTGGTACAAGCCGGCTTGGCCACAAAAGGAGAAAAGAGCGTCTACGACTCTTTCCGCGGACGGATTCTGTTCCCCTATTACGACCTAAAAGGTAATGTGATAGGTTTCACCGGACGCTCCATCAAGCCTTCAGACAACGTAAAGTATTATAACACCGGAGAGACTCCCGTATTTCATAAAGGCAATGCCCTGTTCGGACTATTCCAAGCGAGACAAGCCATTGGACAACAAGATCGAGTGTATTTTGTGGAAGGGCAATTCGATGTGCTATCATTCGTTCGTGCCGGTGTACGCAATACGGTCTGCGGATCCGGAACCGCCCTTACACCTGAACAGATAAAAACAATCATAAGGTTCACCCGAAATATTACACTCATTTACGATTGTGACGAAGCAGGAATAAATGCTTCCGTTAAAAACATCAAAGCACTACTGGAAGCAGGCGCCAACGTCCGAGCTGTATCACTTCCGGACGGCGATGATCCGGACAGTTTTGCCCGGAAGATGCCGGAAAAAGAGTTGGCCATCTATCTGCATAACCACGAAACAGACTGGGTAACCTACTTGGCCGGCATTTACGAAAAGGATTTTGAAGATCCTATCCTGAAAAACGAGCACCTGACTTTCATAGCTGAATGTATTGCACTTGTTAAAGACAAGTCATTAAGCATATCTTATACTACGAAATTATCGGAAAAACTTAAAATACAATCCGATACGATAAAAAACAAGATAAAGGAGTTCACGGTTTCGCTCCCGAAAGACGAAGACATAAAGAAACCGGGATTTTATGGTATCGAGGAACTGGTGAGTACTCTTCCCGATATCAGCGAAAACTGTATCCTTACGGACAGTTTTACCGAATTCAAAGAAAATTACGGCGAAGAGCCGATCATATACGTTTGTGGACTCCCTTCGGCCGACCAGATACAGGAGTTCCGCCGACATGCAGCCTACTTGCATTTTACATATAGTTCAAACATAACCTTCGACGAACGACGGGAGTCCGACCTGCTTGTTACACTCTGCAATCTGTTCAAAGCAGGCTTCACCCTATATATAGAAAAAGACGATATCGATTTTGAATTCGTAGACTTCTACACTCGGCTATATGCTGCGGCAATGGAAGAGAAGACAGGTGATGTGCGGACGATCTATTATGGCCGGTGTGCCGACATTATGGCTTCTGCTTCTGAAGCCGCCCAGTCCGTCATGGAAAAGGAATGGTGTTCTGTCCTTAAGTTGACCAGTAAGTCATTCAAGGAACTGATGAAGCCCTACCGGGATAAGAAAAAGTCGAAAAACGCCATGCTACATCAGCAAAGTTTCGATGACTCCCTAATCTGGGAAGATCCGGACATCGTACCTGACTACGTAGAAGAAAATGAGGAATACAAAACAAACTACCGTAGACACGGATTCTACCCGCTACTTAACAAAGAAAAAGAACCGGTAAGCTATATGTTTAAGAATCCTTCCGGAGGTGGTCACTTACAGGTGGCTGACTTTTACATGATCCCCCTGCTACATATTTACAGCAGTGATTCCGAAGGTAACAAAAAGATTATTAAGATAAACCGACGGTACTATAAGAAACCGCTCTACATGGAACTCCGAAGCAAGATATTCGCCTCACTCAATTCATTCGAGGAAGCTTTGGTTAATGAGGAAGGTCTGAATTTTGAAAACGGGACAGTTGCCCAATTCAAAAAAATAAGACAATCCATGAGCTACGAATATACCCTGTGTGACGAATTGAAAACGTATGGCCAACAACCGGAAAACTTCTATGCTTTCAGTAACGCCATATTTCACGAGGTAGACGGAATATACCGGATCGACATGGCCTCAGACATTGGTGTGGTAACACATAACGGTAAGAACTATTATGCTCCGGCATTCAGCAACATACATGCCGGACTCCGGAAAGATGATGACATGTACGAGAACCTGAGAGCGTTCGTATATAAAAACATTCCGTTGGAACAGCAATGTTCGTTCGAACGTTGGACATCACTGATGAACCAGGTGTACAAGATAAACGACAACGGGAAGTGGGCTATTATATATGCTGTCATGTGTGCTTTCCGATCAGACATCCATCCGATCGACCGCTTATTTACGGCGCTGTTTTTTATGGGACCTACAATGTCAGGAAAAACACAGGTTGCCGTGTCTATCAGATCGTTGTTTATTGATCCGGATTTACCATGCTTCAATCTTAATACTGGTACTCCTGCTGCATTCTTTACGCTTATGGAAGGTTTCAGGGACGTACCGCAAGTATTGGAAGAATATAATAACAAAGACATAGACGACAGGGTATTCCAAGGATTGAAATCAGTCTGTTACGATGGTGATGGAAAACAAAAACGAAAAGGGACCGGAAGCAAAGATTTGGAAACAAGTAAAGTCTACTCCCCCGTTATCCTGGCAGGTCAGGAAACTCCCCAACGGGATGACAACGCCCTGATGAACCGTGTCGTAATATGCGAAGTTCCAAAACGAACAACCCCCTACGAAGAGAATGAAAAAAACGTCTTTCAGGAACTAAAAGGCTACGAAAAAACAGGGCTATCGAACATCCTTTTTGAAATACTAAAGCTCAGACCTCTTGTTCGCAAACATTTCAAGTCGTATATGCGTACTATCAATAAAGACCTGACCAAGTCCGTACTGGCCGGTTCCGGAGGATCTGGTGATATGACTCGTATCATTAACACCATATCTTTATTCCTTTCCATGTGCCGGCTGCTTGAAGAGCATGCGCCACACCTGAAGCTCCCTTTCACGTATGAAGAGTTCTACGAGATTGCCCGAAAGAAAGTAATTGCCCAGGTCGAAATGATCTCCCGCACAGACAAGCTGGCCGGATTCTTTAAGGCGATGGAAGTAATGATTAATACCCGGTCCATTATCGAAGGAAGAGATTACGATATTGACCAGCCAGAAAAATTAACGGTTAAACTATCAGGAAATGAGCGTAAAGAAATACCGATACCGGCAGGAACAAAAGTACTATATCTTCGCCTGTCGTCTATCCATACGCTCTATGCCAAATCTTCCTACAATACGGAAGATGCGACACAATCCACCATTGAAGCAAACATTCGCTCCAACCCGGCCTATATTGGAGTTGTAAACGCTCGCAGGTTCAAGTGGAAAGAAGTTAAAGAAGTCCCGAAAGGTGATATCCGTGAAGGTGGTAAAGTCGATAACGAGATGATCCGTATCATGGATCCTAAATCAACAACAACGAGTTGCCTCGCTCTCAATTATGATGTATTCCGGCAATACTTCGACATTGACCTGGAACGTAGCGAATGGGATGAGCCGGAGGTTGAAGAAAAGAAACAACAGGATCTTCCGTTTTAGTGTCGGGAGTATTCTTGAAAAGTGCGACAAAGAGTATTCTTTTTTTGTTTGTTCAATTCGTGTGGTGGGAGTTCCGGTATCCGGTTCTCCCATCTTCATTTTCCCCCCGTACCCCCCCAGATTAAAAAGAAAAAGATGATAGTGTGTTTTTCTGAAAAAAATATTCGCAAAACAGCGACCTACAGACCTACAGACCTACAAGCCTCATAATTTTTCAAAACAAGTAATAAGTAATAGTATGTATATTAAGTATTTAAGTATATATGTATATATAGATGTAGGTTGTAGGTCGCTTGTAGGTCTGTAGGTTGTTGTAGGTCGTGTAGGTCAGAGGGTATTTTTCTTGTTTTGGGCACCGACCTACAAAAAATAGGCAAAAAAGGGCAAAAAGTACCCTTGTAGGTCGTGTAGGTCGGTCACCTACACGTTCTTTTAAGACTTTAAATTTTTCTAATTGGCTAAAAATCATTACATTTGAGTATTGCAAATCTCGTTTGTAGGTCTGTAGGTCGGTAGGTCGCAGAATATAAGGAAAAACTTTTTTAAAAATACATTTTCATCATGGTTACAACAAAAATAGAGGTGAAACAACATTTGGCAGAATATATTCAGGGCAAGTTCAACAACTGCATGCCCGGACCAGTATTTCTTCCGGACAGAGAGGATTTATATCATGTGATATACGATTTACTCGAAAAACGCCCGGTTTGTTGCCAGCCGGATAACGGCAACCTTGAATTAGGTATCCCGGACAGGCGTATAGGTAAATCCCCTGATACATATAATTATCTGGGAACGCGTTCTTCCCGGATCATCTCACTAAAGATCGAAGTTCTGTTTTGGGCAGAACTGCATAGCCTGATAGACGAAAACAAACATCTATACGGCATCCAGTATATCGAAACAGTCGCCTATTTCATGCGCAAATATGGCATCCAGGCAATTACTGAAGATGCTCTCCTAAAGAACTATTACCGGTGGCGGGATAAGGTACGCAAGAAATCGAAGCGCCGTGGATACGCTAAACAGCAAAATGATGTTAAATATAGCTGATTATTTCACCGACCAAGTGTATCGATTTGTCCGATTTTTGGGGTGAAAACGTCTGAAAATGGCGAAGTGTTTGAATAACAAATAAATACAAATAGAACATGAAAGAATTTTGTAACAAAGTCCAACTATTCCTCCTACAGGACATCCAATCTTTCCGGGAAAATGTGATCACCCTGAAACCGGGACGCTCTGCCGTAACTCTGTCGACCGATGATTTCACCATGACACCAAAAGAAGAAACAGACAACGCCGGTACATTATATAATGTAGAAGAGGACATCACAACAGAGAAAGTAACAACGTCCACTGCCTCCGCCTATAAGATACGCCGGTCTGCTATCTTAAAACTCGAAACACTCCCTGAGCACTCACCTATATTTATAGGTTCACTTGAATGGCCGGCACAAGTATCGATAACTACACATTTAAATAAAGATACGCTGCACATTCACAGTAAAATGAGACAAAGCCCGCTTTAAAAGTCCTTTCCCATACCTGTTTATAGTTCTTACTTCGTAGGAAAATAAGCAGGTATGAACAAAAAAACATATGTAATACAACTTCTAACTTCCCCACAAGCCCGACTACTCATTACACATGATGAGTATATCGCCGCCTTACTTGCCTATTTCCCTCTAGGGAATCAATCGGTATCATCCTCATTTGACGATGCAAAAACATATAAAGAATATATCACGGACGAACTTATTCCGGTACAGGCTAAAACTACCGTTCCGCTTACCATTGATTTTTCTTCCAATGATATAGAACCCGGAACACTGGCCTATCATCGCATCAAAGGATTGATAACAGCCGATAGTTGCTGGTATTTCTCCAGCAAACAATTCGAACAGGATTTATTACAAGCCGAAGATAACCCGAACATCACATGCCATTTTCTTCATATAAGTTCTGGAGGGGGCGAAGCCTGGTATCTCGACCGTTTGTCGGAGACCATGCGTGCCCTCTCCAAACCTATCTACTGCTTCGTCGAAAAATTATGCGGATCAGCAGCTTATTATATAGGTAGTCACGGAGCAATACTAAAAGCACTCACTCAAAACGATATTATAGGTTGTATCGGTTCTATGATCGGCTTTTGGGATATTGATCCTTATTTCGAATCGCTCGGTTTCAAGAAGATAGAGGAATATGCCCGTATCTCCGACCTAAAGAATAAGAAGTACAACAACCTGAAGGCCGGGAAACCACAGCAATACATAGACGAAGAGTTGGAACCTTTGGCAGAACAATTCCGCACAGAAGTTCGAGCTTCCCGTCCGACACTTGCAAGTTTGGAACTGGATCATCCTGCCTTGCGTGGAGAAACATTTGATGCAACACATGCCATAGATGCCGGACTTATCGACGGCATAGTTACATTCAATGAAGCCCTGACCGAAGCCCACGAACTTGGCCAGAAATGGAGCGAATCCCGCAAACAACAACGAAACAGAGTTCTTTCATTAATTTAATAAATACAAGTATGAATTTCAAAGACAAACTTTTAGCAGTCCTTACCGGCCTTGGATTAATCGACAAAGCGAAATCCAACACGTTGGTAGATGATGACTGGAAAAATATCGAGGCTTCTTTCAAAGAGAAGTACGGTATGTCCATCACCGATGCCATGCAGGAAGCTCAGGCTGCGGATACATTGAATGCAGAACGCAATGCCGCTCTGGCAATTATCAATACATCCGAAGTCCGCCAGTCGGAGGCAGAAAATAGTACAGCAACTACAACGGACGGAACCGCAACGGTAGATATCCAACCCGGTAATGACAACCAGCCACAGTCGCTTGTGACCAGCGTACAGTCGTTAGTGACCGCTTTGAATACCTCCAACAAAGAAAACGCCGAACTCCGCCGTTCATTAACAACGATGGCTGCCAAGGCGGTAGATGACAATCCGCAAACAGTAATCAAAAAACAACTCACCGTGTTTGGACCAGGTACAACGGCAACCCATCTGTTCGGTATCGAACATCCATTGTTCGATATGCAAAAACGTTGGAACATCATTGCCAACAATACGGCTTATGCCACACTGCATACAGCCGATGAAGATACGGACGGTATATCTTTCCGTACCGAAGTACGCAACTATGGTAAATCACTGGCTGCTCGCTACGCTTTCTTGAAAAACAACAACCTGTTGATTCCGGAAAAACTGAATTCCGGTTTCACCAACGATTTTTCAGAATTGAAAGATGCCGGATTAGGTGACCAATATGTGATTATGCGCCAGGATGCCTTGATCGCCCGGATCATCGTCTTACAGAACGTGTACGACCTCTATCCCCGCCGCTATGGTGTTCAGGACCGAGAGTTAATGACCAATGCCTTCTTTACCGAAATTTCTCAGGCTTACCAAGTTGGTGAAGTTTGGAAAGGCAGTATGGATCTGCAACCTGAAATGGGCTATGTGGATGATGCAATGGCAAAAGTCAAATTCGGTCCGCTCAAAGAGATAGAACGTAAATATATCGGTTATTTGAATACCGATGGTTCCGATCCAATCAAATGGGGCATGATTGAGTGGCAATTATTGCAAATCTACACCCAGATGGTAAGCGAACAGAACCGCCGCCGTATCCGCGGTTGTTATGTAAAACCGGAAGCCGGCAAACCAGGCAGCTACCTGAACTCATCCACTGGTCTGATCTACACCTTAGTTCGCTACATGCACGAAAACACCCTGCTGCCCCACTCCGACGAAACGTATAACGACTACTCGGAAACAACCTTCCTGGAAGCCGTTATCGAATTTGTGAAAGATGTGAAAGCTACCCTGGACGAAGATATTGACCTCGAAGGTTTTGCCATCTACTTGAATAAGAATCACCGCGACTGGTGGATCGCCAACTGCCGCACCAAATACGGTAAGGACCTCGACTTCACCGGCCCGATGAGCTACGTTAATGTGGTTCCGGATATGGGTATCCCCATCAAATGGGTTCCAAACATGGGACAAAGCAAGCTGATCCACCTCCAGGAACCGGGCAACCTCCAATGTCTGGAATTCGTTCCGGGCGAAATGCTGGCATTCAAATTGCAGGAATTTATGGAAATGGTCATGGCATGGTCTACCTGGAAGGAAGGCTTCACCGCCAGCTTCATCGGTCGCCATTTCTCTACTCCGGCAGAATTGACAGCCAACAATTACAGCCTGCAACGCCTGTTCTGTAACAAACCGTCTACAACAGTAGATGCCGACGCTACAACGATTGCTTGCGGCAATCAGTTCTGGTTTGTGACTTCTGCCAACACAGCAGCCAAGGCATTGACCGACATTACAGGAGCTAAGAAAGGAGTTGTCTACCTGATCGAGTGTGGATCTGTAACAAACTCAACCAGCATTACCAAGAGCGGAAAGTTTGCCGGCATCACAGCCGCCTATACCCCTACAAAGGTAGGCGATTACATCATGGTAACACTCAACAGCGAGGGCAACTTTATCGAACTGGAGCGCCGAGTAAACGGTGTTCGGTCTATCAATAAAGACTTACAACCGAACATTCCGGGTGCACGCTGATCTTTTTGTTCATAGTTTCTTTATAAGGAGTCCGGGAGCAATCCCGGCTCCCTATTTTCCAAATCATTAAAAAATTACAGTTATGCAAAAAAAGAAAGTTCTTTCCTATATAGCAGACCAAAAACGAGCATTCAAGGCACGTCGTGCTTTGCAACTCAAATTTTTCCTGTGTCTGATGCTATTGTTCGCATCCGTATCAACGATATCCGCTATCACCTCTCCGGACGATGCCAAAGTATCAACCGAAATCGTAGTAGGCACAACAATGGCCAGTATGATGGCAATCGGCAGTATTGACGATGTAGCCGATAAAGAAGTAGCCGGTGAATCCATCGCCTACAAAGTATGGTTGATAGAAACCAAACAGTTAGACGGTTCACGTTCATTCCCTATCCCAAACGCGTCCAGGGAGGTTTCGTCGCTCCCTATGCTCGACGGCGAGTATATGCATTACTTCGAGGCCCACGATATCCCGACATACACCAGTTCAGGGGAAAAAGGCGACCTTACTATTTCGAGCACGAACACCTTGACTATTATCATGGGCGGTGTACGAGATCAGCTTCTAAAATTCATTGAAGAAAAGGCCGGTTGTAAATTTCTCATTATTTTTCAGGAATGCGAGTCTAACAATCGGTTTATTCTGGGTAATCCCTGCAAACCGATGGTACTTAAATCCTTCAACCTAAAGAATGACAAAGAAAACCGTTCCGTTACCTTTACCTTCGAGAACAAATCTATCAAGCAATATCATAAGTATGTAGGCGATATCATTGTGAAAGATGCCGTCACCATCACCGCCGGAGCAACAGCCTTGGCTACCCAACCGGGAGTCAACACGTATAAAATACCGAACGGATCATCAGCTACCTACGCTCTCGCTACCGTATCAGGTCTGACCGCTTCCGACAAAGGCCGTACCATCACTTTGGTAGGAACCGGATCTGATAAAGCCGCCACAGTAGCCGACAATACATCTTTCGTCCTGGAAGACGGAGCCACCTGGACGGCAAAAGCCGGATCGCAAATATCCTTCCGGGTGTTGGACTCTACGACATTAGTAGAAATTCAAGGTTCACGCGTACAAACAGCATAGCCCATGTATAGCATAAAACAAAAAATGAAGCTCCTTCGGGAGCTTCTTAATTCGGAACATGCCGAGGCCGACCTTCGTCTGCTTCGTGAGGTATCACCCCAGAACGATCTGCTCCGTTCTCCCATCGTCAATGCCGCCCGCTCTGCAGAAAAGATCCTGTACACCCTCTTAGACCAGACAACAGCCGAAAAGATCCGTCTGAACCGTCGTGCCGCAGAAAATAAACAGCAACCGGAAAACGAACAGCAAAATGAAAACGATAAAGAAAAACAACCGGCCGACACCGATACCGGACAACCGGCAGTTTCGGAGCAACCCCAAGGAGATACTCCGGATCATTCCGGAGAAGATAATCCGGACGGAGATGCCGACAAAGCTGATGTAACCCAGCAATTAGAGGATACTAAGGAAGAATTGGAGAATACCCAGTCTGAACTGGAAGAGACTCAGGAAACGTTAGAAGATACCCAAGCCGAACTGGAAGCTGCAAAAGAAGCATTGGACGCTGAAAAAAAAAGCGAACCCGCCACGGCATCAGCTCCATCAAACACCAGAAAGAAGACGAGTACCCGCAAATCGACTGGAAAAACATCTTCGACAAAAACGTCCAAATCGCGACGCTGATCTATAACGACCGCGTCAATACATGGCGTGAAATGAAGGTTTTGGATATCGAACTCGACGATAAACCTACCGAAGTCAAGGTAGCAAAGATGGCCGAGACGCGTATCCGGAACCTTCAATGTTTCGAAGAACTTCAATCGTTCAACGATACCGGTAAATGGGTTAATAAACACCCATTACTCATCCATTATTCCGAACGTTTCCAATTAGAAGAACTCCGACGAAAAGATCCGGAAACCTTCCTTCAAAAATACGCAGCCTGCAACCAGAATGTCAAACGATATAAGTCGTATCTGAATAATCCTAACCGTTCGGGCAATCACGAAAACGACAAAAAAAACCTGGCAAAACACCAGGAACGCAGAGTAATTTTTGAAAGTATACTACAACAAACATAAAGTCATGACAACATTAGACATTATAGACAAACTGCATCCCGATATCATCCACACTTTCCTTTCCACCGGAAAGTGTAGCGGTATCCCTGAGGACGTACAGCTCTTCCTGCATCAAATGCAATGGGCCGCCGAAGTATACGAACAGGAACGAAATATATCCAAAGCCGCCAAAACGCTGCAAACCCGTATCTTTTCCACGCAAGGCATTCGGCTGGATGTCCGTACCTGCCAGGCACGTATCTATTCCGCTATCTCCTATTTCTCAATGGACTGCAACGTAGCCACCAAAGTATGGGAAACCGACTTCGCCAACAAATACGAAGACCTGGCCTTGGAAGCAACGAAATACGAAGACTTCCGTACCGCCAAAGCCTGTTACGATGCCGCTCGCGAATGTCGCCTGCGTGCCTCTGAAGCAGCCGACAAAGAAAGCGCCTGGGCACCGGTCTTCCTGATCTCCAACGAGGTCACGGCCGAACTGCTGGGCTTTAGCAAACGCAACCTGAAAGAAATAGCCCAAAAGAACAATAACGGTTTCTACATCAACCTGATAGACAACCTTCCTGTAGAAAAAGAAGAAAAACAACGGCTCTTGCGCGATGCTAATATCATGGATGCCGAAATCATAGAGGAGATACCAGAAGATGGAGAATAACACATTTCAAACCGACCGCTTCGAAGACTATTATATGAACCTGATGCAAATCCGGGCCAATGTAGTAGACGCCAATACACAGATAACCGAGGTAGCCCGTGCCGGTGGAAAGACGGAAGGCGTATTCGGCCCGCGTATTATTAAGGTAGCCAACGAGATGCCCGGAGAACTGGCCTTCCTGGTTCACAAAACCTATACCGCCTTGTTTACCAACATCTGGCCGAATATACAAGCCTACTTCAGCCGCCCAATCATGGGAGGCCGGCGCACCATGCTGGAATACGGTATAGATTACATTGTCGGCGAAAGTAAAATCCCTACCCATTTTTGCCGTCCACGTTACCCGATCGCTTTCCCGAAGCACAGCATCCTGTTCCGTAACGGCTTCCACCTGCAACTCGTATCGAGCGACCAGCCAGAATCCGTGGCCGGACGTTCCGGTGTGCATGCCTTCATCGAAGAGATGAAACACCAGAAAGGCGAAAAACTGAAAAGCCGCCTGTTTCCGTCCCTACGTGGATCGAGCGCCGAAATACGTGCCAGCCAATACTATCAGGGAATTACCGGCGTATCCGATACCGCCCGTGTGGACCTGGGTGAAGACAACTGGTTTGAAGAATATGAACACAATGTCAATACAGACCTGATAGAAGAGATTGTCACCGTCTCCCTGCACATCAACCAAGCACTGGCGACCATGTATCGTGCCGATGCGCTTGCACGTGAAGAAAAGAACCCAATACTGCTGGAAAAGTTACGCCTGGATATCGAAAAACAAAAGCGAATTATCGCCCTTTGGAAACCTCGTCTGGCCGACATGCGCCGGTACGCTACCTACTACATCCGCGCCAGCTCTTTTGTGAACAAAGACATATTAGGTCCGAAGTTTTTCAAAACCCAGTTGGAAAGTCTCGACATCGACGAATTCTTGACCGCCATATGCGCCATCCGCAAAAAAGAGGTAATGGACCGTTTCTTTGCCAACTACTCACCCAAACAACATCAATTTACCGATAGTTACAAATATGCCAGCATCATGCGCCTGGATCTGAAAGAGCATTTCCGCCTGACCGCCTTTTACCTGAAGTATTACGATCCGCGCGAAGAAATCCTCCTAGGCTACGACCCTGGTCATTTCTCCAGTGTGGTAGCTGCTCAGGAACGTAAGCAAGGTACAGAACTCCGCGTCTTAAAAGAGTTCACTTGCTACTACCCACAGCAACAGCCGGAACTGGCCACCGCCATTCATGAGTTCTTCGGCTCCGATGCCAAGAACAAACACATCCGCCTGTACTACGACCGTGCCGGTAACAAAAAGAAAGAAGACTTCGAGCAAATAACCACAGATGCCAAGATATTAAAAAGGGAATTAGAGAGTTACGGTTTTTCAGTTGAACTGATGAATGAAGGACAAAGCACGATCTACTACTGGATGCAGTTCAAACTGTTGCTGCTTATTTTCGGAGAACAATCCAATTCATTCCCACGCGTATTAGTAGATGAAAACGAATGCCCGAACTTATGCAGTTCCATCATGTTGTCTCCCCGAAAGAAAACCGACGGCCGTATCGAGTTAGACAAGACAAGTGAAAAGAAAGTCCCCATCAAGTATCAGGCCGGGTTGACAACACAGCTTCCGTCCGCGCTCATTTACCTGCTACATGGCCTATACTACGAACGTATGCCTAGCGAATATAGCGCAATACCGGATGATTTACCCGACAATATGATGCTATAAACCTTCTCCCGGGATATAATAATAGTTGTTTCACCCTATAATAATAGCCTGTTTTGGAAATGAAAATGCACCTATATAACTGAAAGACAGTGATGGTATTCCCCTAAAATTAAAAAAGACTTTTCGCAAAAAGCTTCTGTTTTACGCCACCGCTGAGTTTTCGACTTGTGTTGCACTCTCCCGGTCGGTCCGGAAAATATGACAGAGGGACCCGTGTCCTTTCCCTCTCCCGCTCGCCCGCGTACATTTGGGCATGGAAACGATTACAGGCCTGCACGCATTGCAATGGGCACGGGAGCTATCGAAGCTACCCGATGGATGCTTCACTATTGCCTTCTATCCTTACTCTAAGGCAAGGGGAAAGGCATCAGCCAAGCTGGTAACCAAGGCAGGATGCAAGTATAGGGCACAGCTACCACAGGAGCGCTTTCGGGTGGATAGCGACAACCTGTTCCTGTTCTCCGATGCAGATGGCAACCCAAAGTCATGCTACCGCATACTGATCCGGTACATGGGGTTTCCGCAAGATGGATTTAAACTACATAAGATAGATTGGCTATGAGTCAGATAGACATGTGGGGTAACCTTGGCTGTTACCTGGATGACAACAATGTAATAACCTTTCAGGTGGGTACGAATCCCGGTACCAGCCTGATGCGGGAAATGGATCAGGACGAAAGACCTGTATCCGGATATAATCGGAATATATCATTCCGTTGGTTGAATGTGGATGGCTATAACGTGTATTCCCGTGGAGCGGATAACCGCAAATGCGAACATATAGAGGCCGATATCAAGAACAACCGGTTATTACCCCGCTTAATCAGTAAACAGATCAATATGCTATACGGTAAAGGCCCCCGTATATACAAAGAGAAACTGCAAGACAACAAGGTGATCCGGGAGTGGACCGATGTGCCAACTATACAAGAATGGCTGGACAGCTGGCCTAAAAATGGTATGGAAATGTCCTACAAGGATTTCGGACTTGCCATCATCAAACGATATTACTTCTTCCGGGACTTTTTCGTAAAGTGGCGCATGTCGCAAGGAAAAGCCATTGGCCGCATGCCCGTGGCCGGGTTGGATTTAGTAGAAAACAAATATTGCCGCTTGGCAACGCTCAAACAAGATGTCGCCGAGGATATCGTATTATATAACGATCTGCGTTTCGTCGTTACCGGAAACTGGAACTATGGAGCGGCCAAATACAAGGTGTACCCGCTATTTCGCATCAACGAAGTTGACAACTATCGTTTTGCCGCCATATCCCATCACCGGGAAAGCTCCGTGGGCAATCATTACGGAGAGAACGAAACCCACGAAGGTGTTAAGACTCATATCAAAACATCAAACGAATTACCCGAATTTATCGATAGCTTTTTAAATAATAGCTTGGCAGCCAAAATACATGTTATCATACCGAATGCCTGGGTAGAAGCCAAGCGTAAACAAATAAAAGCCTTATGCGAAGAAAATAAGCTCCGCAAGAAGGATAACAAACAACTGATAAAATACAATGATATCGAGATCGGCACCGAATACCGGGAGTCATTGATCGTACTTTACACCCAGGAGGAACTACGCCGTCTATCGCTATATTTATCCGGTAAAAAGAACCAGGGGAAGGCCTTTTCTACCTATTCGTTCAAAACCGGCCAGGGAAACGAAGAAGAACGATGGAAGATCGAAACGATCGACCTGAAGTACAAAGAATACATTTCATCCTTGATCGAATACGACAAACGGGTAGACGAAGTGCTACTGGGTGCCGTAGGCCTGGACTCGTCCATCTCCAGCGTTAGCAAGGATGGGGTTATATCCAAGTCAGGCGCCGATGTATATTATAACTACTTGCTTTATCTGCAAACACTCACTCCAGACGATGAGAAGTGCTGCGAACCGTTCAATCTGGTCCTGCAGGTCAACTTTCCGGATCTCTATAAACAAGGCTACCGGATCGGTTTTTACCGGGAGGTACCGGCACGTCAGGAAGAAGTTTCACCTAATGATCGTTTAAACCGTCAACAATCATGAGCTACAACGTATTAATAGAACTATTTGACAATATCGCCGACTTTCGGGATTATGTACCTTATGTCGCTAGCGATATAGAGATCGAAGAACTCAATTCGTCTGCCATAGGCGCACGAAAACAGATCCTGGGCATCATAACCATTCCCCTTTGGAAATCGATCATACAAGACAAAGATTCCGACGCCTGGCATCACTTGAAACTGGCTTTCGGCAATCTGACCATGCACAAGGCTGTTATCTTTGCTACCATCGCCAAACGTATGTCCGGAGGGGCGGATGTGTACAAATACGAACTGGAGAGTATGCGCCGCCAGTATATCGACAATTATTTTAACGCAATGGATTCGCTTATCCACGAACTGGAGACCAATGAATCCTACCAGGAAGTCTGGCGTAAGACAACCGACTTCCAGTATATGGACAGCCTCCGGATCAAAACAACCGCCGAACTCAACAGCCTGTACAGTATAGATATGTCATACCTGTTCTTCTTCCGGACCATCGCTATTCAACGCGAAGTGCTGGACGATACGATCGGAGGATACTTCGTCAGTATAGAAGGCCGCGAAGCCGACTTCGAAACGAAGCTGAAACGGGCACTGGCGATGCTGATTATTTCGGTTGCCTTGACGCGTTTCGATATTATCGAGTTACCAATGACCATCCGTAACCTATTCGACGATTCTAAAGGCTTCCGTCATGGTTCTTCCGAGAAATCCGCTTTAGACGCATTGGCCGCCTCCCTGCAATCCCAGGCAATGGAAACCATCAAAGCCATAGACCTGGCTCTCAGTGAACCTGTGTCCGGGAATATTGATCCTACCACCTCCTATAACCGCGAAAGCGATAAAATCTTCCTGATGTCATGAATGCTCCTGCTATTGTTTTTGAAACTCATTTCGGAGAATATAGTATACCCAATCGATGGGAACAACTTACTCCGGAACTGTATCTGTCTGTCTGCAAGTTGCTCCAGCAATACGCTACCGGTCAAATCTCTTACCGGCAATTACATATCGCTTACATCTGCAAAGCTCTAAAATTGAATCCAAAGAAGATAAAAGGGGATGATGCGAATCAAAATCTGTATCTGCTTTCCGAACAGATAGACTTTATATGTAAAGACATGCAACATATCAATAACTGCTTTCTGGCACAATTGGTGCCGGAAATATCCGTAAACGACCAAATATATAAGGCATACAAAATACAGACCGGATTTGACACGCTAACCTGTTCGCTCTCCGCCATCCAGTTCATAGAGGCTTACGAACTGATTGGTTGCCAAGCGGACAAACTGCCTGTGATGGCAGCTATTCTATACTGTCCAGGCACCTACACGTCCGAAGCTGCCCATCGGTTAGCTGAGAGTTTTGCATCGCTGGATTCGATATTACTCCAGGCCATTTGCCTGAACTTCCAAGCATTTGCCAACTACCTGTTCACCCAGACTCCGTTCAGTATCTTATACATGCGAAAACCTAAAGAACATAAACCGGCTATCTCCATCGGCATGGCCGAAAGCCTGTATAATCTTTCGGCCGACGGATTAGGAAATGTAGACGTTATTGAACAAATGCCGGTCATCAAGTACCTGGCCATCCTCCGGAAAAAGCTCATTGAAAGCGTCACCGCCATGAACGAAGCCGGTATCGACCTGGTAGAAATCTCTGACAAGACAGGATTATCCATAAAAACAATAAAACAAATCATATGAACACATCCCTATTAATTGAACTGTTTCTTTACTTCGCCCGCTTCCCGAATCACGATGCTTTCAGCGCTCTGTTCAACAAAGGGCGAAGCAATATAGATGGGTACGAAGACTTGTCTGCAGCCCTTCTTGCTCTGCCTAACGAACCTTTAGTACCCGAAATAGGCAACTATGTCTTTGGCCCCAACTTCGATGCAGTCAGTAGCCGTGTCAACAATATAAACGGTTACTATTTGTTTGTCGATTATGGAGAAATAGAATGCGGAACCGACAATAGTAACCGGATGACTGATTCCGCCCGACTAGCTATAACCGTAGCCTACCGACTGAAAGAGTTCTCCGGGGACCTGATGGAACAACTGCTCGTATCAGATCAATCCCTTTCATATTTGGTCGCGATCCGTAACCGAATGATTGCTGAACAACGGGAACGATGTTGGCTGAAGGATGTATCCCGAAGTCATACCCTGACTCCGTTTATTGCCCGCGAACTCTCAAGTGTCGGTTGGACCATGCTCTTTAACCGGGATGGTTATGATACGTTTGGAGCAAAGCGCAAATGAATGTCCTTTATGCCTGGATTAGAATTGAACAACTTTATACCCATAAATTAATAACAAAGAATGGATTGGATGACAATAGGTTTAGCTTTTCTGACCTTTATCAGCGGAGGAGGCATTGCTGCCATTGTATTGCTTCCACAGAAACGCCGGTCGGCTGAAATAGAAAACGAGGCTAAGGTCAGTGAACAATGGAAAGAGCTTTACATACAATTCCGTGAAGAGAAATCCCGGCAGAGTGATTTGATTGATAAGCTATACGATGATTTGACGGCGGCCCGGAATCAAAATAATACACTGACTACGAACAATGCCATATTGAAACTATGGAAATGCGAAAAACTGGAATGTGGATATCGTAAGCCACCCATCAGCGCCGACCCATTCAAAAAATTAGAGGAGGAACATCAATGAGTACAGAAAAATTACCCCGCGGTCTCCGGAACAACAATCCCGGAAACATCCGTAACAGCAACAGTGTGAAATGGCAGAGTGAAGTAGATGCCGCCAACAAAAAAGACTTTACATTTGAAGAGTTCAAAGACAGGGCATCCGGCTACCGGGCATTGCTGAAATTACTGCGTAATTACCACAAGTTGCATGGTTGCCGCACCATCGCCGACTATATCCACCGATGGGCTCCGGAGCACGAAAACAACACATCCGGCTACATCATCCGTGTAAGCCGGGAAATGCAAGTCCCTACAACTTTCGTTCCGGATCCGGACGAAAAGTCCATCATGTGTGCGATGGCAGCAGCTATCAGCTTAGTTGAGAATGGAGTCCCCGCAATCATGTCAGAAGTGGAAGCCGGATGGGACGCCTTGTGACTGGAACGATATTATATCTGTGTATTACCTTTTGCATGGTAGCTTGCACAAAGACGGTATATGTACCAGTGAAAAGTATGGAGGTTACGACTGTCCGGCTCCGTGATACTATCATTAAAACCGTACTTGTTCCTTACAGAGATTCCATAAGTACCCCGGATACAACGTCATATTTGCATAACCCCTATGGCGAAAGTTGGGCTGTATGGTCTGGTGGTAAATTAAACCATAGTCTGAATATTTACCCGGACACATTGGGCATCCCTATACAGATCGAAGAGATCGAAATAATACAAACCGTTGAAATCCCTATTGAAGTTGAAAAGAAACTGACACGTTGGCAACAATTCAAAATGGATATGGGCGGTTGGGCCATCGGTGCACTATCAGGCATTATTCTATTAGGTGTTGGATATGGCATTTTTAAGTTCATAAAACGAAAAATTAATATTAAGTAAGTGTTTTTCATGGTATTAGATTTTTAGATTAGTAATTGAGTTAGCCGCTCTGCCTGTGATAGGTAGGGCGGCTTTGTTAAAAAGGAACAAATATGTTCTTTTTATTACTTTTCCTCTTGCAGGATTGGAACATATATGTTACCTTTGTAGTGTTCAATTAAACAAAGTTCTTTTACATCATGAAATTTTCCGAGTTTTACAAATTGATTGAAGCCGCAGGCTGGACAATCAAAAAGGGTAAGAAACATCATAAGTATGTTCACCCGGACTTTGACTATTTCATCCCCGTCGGCCGCCATCCGAGCAAGGAAATACCGAAAGGAACTCTGGAATCGATGATGAAAGATGCCGGGTTGAAAAAGTAAAAGCAACTACCACTCCCTCCGGGGAGTGGTTTTAATTGGACCAAACAATAAAAGAATGTTATGAAAACAGTTACAGCAATTATCGAAAAGTCAGCCGATGGTGGCTACTCCATTTACACAAAAGATGTAAAGGGTGCGGTTGGCTATGGTCTTTCTGAAGCCGAAGCGAAAAACGACTTTACGGAAGTGCTCACAGAGCAGTTTGAATACTTTCAGGAACGAACAGGTATGGTATCAGAATGGGTACAAGAGGGATATACGATTGAATATCGTTACGACTTCTCCGGCTTTTTCCTGGCATTTCCATTTATCAGTGCCACAGAATTTGCCCGTGCAGTCGGTATCAATCCTTCTCTGATGCGTAAGTATAAAAACGGATTAGCCTTTGCATCCGAAAAACAAAGAGCAATCATACAAGCTAAATTTAAAGAAATAGTCAGCAATATGGCCACAGTTCAATTCTGAAAAGAACTTTTTTAATTGAACACTAAAAAACGAACTGTAGCCAATAGATTCAGCCTCTGTCGAAAAATGACAGAGGCTTTTCTTTTCCCTCCAAATTTCAAATCTGGAAAAATGTGAGCTATTTCAATGTTTAATTCATTAGAAAATGTTAAATATGCAAATATAGGAGTTTATTTTTGCATTTTTGTTGCATATGCAAAAATAAGGCCTTATATTTGCATCATAATAATAAAACAAACAAAGTTATGAAAACAAGTGTTGACAGTAGGGAATTTGATATTGCGAAAGTTAGTTTTAATGGAGAACTCCAGCAGGTTAAAGATCTTAATTGGAATGAGCTTACCTCATTCACTAAGGCTAGATTGCTGAAATTTATGTCTGACCTATTGATACTGAAACAAGATTATATACTAACAGAGAATCAAGAAATGACTGTTGCCAGTGCAGAAACAAGACTTATTGAGTATATAAGCAGATCAAATAAATAATGGTTTAATACATTAATATGACAAAAACTTTTGTACTATTATTCAAACAGCCGATAAAGATATATACTTATACAACTCTATCGGCTGTATTTGAGGAGTTCACAAAAGAAGAACTTGGAGTATCATTGTCTACGCTTCAGAAGAGGGACTTTTCAATCGACTTTTACGAAAATGCAAATATCCGTATTGAGTTGTCAAAAACAAAGACTAGAGGAGATATCCTACGGGAAAAAGAGCAATCTGAATAATAATAATTGAACCTATTGGTATAATAATCAACGATACAATCATGAAACATAACATTGAACAATTACTATCAGCTTATATCTGTGATAACAAAGACTTTATAAAAGATAGTGGATATACAACCGTAGCTGAGTATATCCTTGAAGATGCCAAATCCTTAGAAGGGGGATTTTATTGGTTCCTATCTGATGAAGAAGCTAACAGCATAGAAAATGATCCGGAAAGCCAGAAGCAAGTTGTTTCTGAGATCACAGAATACATCAATGATAATTACAACTATTCGGTTGAAGATTTATAACAGGATAGTTCAAATCGTGAAATAAGTGAACTACATGTTTACTAACATACGATCCGACGGATGACGGATTATAATAAATCGTATGTTTACAAATGAAAAACGTAAATTTTTTCATAGTTAAGGTTGGGCGTCTGGGTGAGCGATCATCTGGACGCTCTTTTTTGAGCACTACAATGCACAGTAACCAACAAATTCAAACTATACCGCCAAAAGAAAGAACGTTTCCTTTGGTATTCAAAAAAAAATACCCATATTCACAGCGCCCAAACATTGTTGAACCTTTATATGTACTCTCTCTTATTGTGTAA